TGCTCATTCCGCTGTCTTGCGACAGCAATTGATCAAAATCCTAACGAAGAAAGGCAAGGATGCACGGAGTGCTTCAGCGTCTAAGGACGCATACAGCATTCCTAATTGGGCTTTCCTACAGGCAGATACCGTAGGTTATGAGCGTGCTTTATCCGAAGTAATCAGCCTTCTTACGCACAGTGATGCAGGGGAGGATGTTGTGCCGCTAGGTACAACTCCTTCTCCTACGGTCAGAAAGCGTGGGCGACCGCGTAAGGTCGCAAGTACCGCGTAAGACGTAGACAAAATTTATTTTAAATATTTCTGTTATAAAAAGTTGTCTCAAGGGGTAAATCTCATTGAATGCATATGAAGGACTGAGCTTCGGTAGATGCGAATGTCCGGCGTGAGGGAGTTGTTGAATTAATCCCTCACGACATATCTTATAGAACAATTCTAATAAGGAACAAGATGACAGACCCGTCAATCTTTGGTAATCAAAGTAATCAAGGGAATGAACCTTCCCAACAACAGCAGCAGACTCAGAATGTTAATCCTCTCGCTACCCTGCTTGCGGATATCAAGAACGAGAATGGACAGCAGAAGTATCAATCGGCAGAGGAAGCCCTTCGTGGTGCTGCTCATGCCCAAGAGTATATCCGTACCCTTCAAAGGGAAAAGGCAGAAGCAGAAGCACGGCTTACTGCTCTCGCAAGTAAAGAAGATAAGACGGTAGAACTCGAACGTACTCTTGCTGAACTCATGCAGAAGGTAAACAAACCGGCTGAACCCGCCTCGAATGTTCCTACTGGTGATGACATTGCTGCAATCGTAGCAAAAACGTTGGACAGTCGTTCTGCGGCTGAGACGGCTAAGAGTAATCAGGATGCTGTTGCGGCAGTCCTACTCAAGTCGTTTGGAGCCGAAGCAGAAACTAAATATAACGAAGCTGCTCAAGAACTCGGGCTTACTCCGGCTGAAATGAATCAATTGGCAGCTAAGTCCCCCAAGGCAGTGTTGAAGGCTCTTGGCGTATCGGAACAAGTGGCTAAGCCACAATCCTTTGCTCCGGCTAACTCGACATTTAATACTGCGGCTCTCCAGCCTCATCAGGATTCCTTCGTTGGTCGTAATAAAGACACTGTAGCAGTGGGTGCTACTACTGGCGACATGATGGCAGAAAGTGCCCGTGCTCGAAAGATGGCAGAAGAACTCCACGCTAACGGCCTTACGGCTGCTGACCTCTCCGATCCGAAGGTATATCACAAGTATTTCAAATAAAATAGGAACTTAATAAAATGGCACAAAATAGGTTTAATAGCCCCGCCTTTATTGAAGCAGAACAGTATTCCTCGTTCATTCTCCGGAATCTTCACGATGGTTTGCTCCCGGGTTCGTTCTTCCGGAATGTTACTGACTTCGGTAAGGGTACTACGCTGCATATCAAAACCGTTGGTACGGTTACGATTCAAGATGGTGCTGAAGAAGTCCCGTTCGACTACACCCCGATTGAAAGCGGTGAAGTGACGTTGACGATTACTGATTATCTCGGTGACGCATGGTATGTCAACGATGAACTCCGTGAAGACGGCGATCAAGTTGAAGCACTTCTGGCTGCTCGTTCGCAAGAATCGACGCGTGCTATTCAGGAAGTGTTTGAAACGCGTTTCCTTCGCAAGGCTAATACCTCGCAAACGAATGCCAATGCAAACACGGTGAATGGCTTTGCCCATCGTATCGCTTCGGCTGCTGCGAACAACCTCTTCACGCTTCAGCATCTTATCTCGATGAAGCTTGCATTCGACAAGGCTAACGTTCCGGCTGCTGGCCGTATCGCTATCGTTGATCCGGTTGTGGCTGCTACGCTTGATGGTCTGGTTAATATCGGTCGTGACGTTACGCCGTTTGGTCAGAAAATCCTTGAGAATGGTTTCGATCGTGAACACCAATTCCTCATGAACCTCTATGGATGGAACATCATCACGTCGAACCGTCTCGATAAGGGCTCGTTCTCAGATGGTACGACCACGGTTACTAACGGTGTGGCTAACGTGTTTATGTCGCTGGCCGATGACAACACCAAGCCGATTATGGCTGCATGGCGTCGTATGCCTAAGGTTGAAACGGAACGTAATAAAGACCTGCGTCGTGACGAGTTTGTTACGTCGTGCCGTTGGGGCTTTGGTACGCAACGTGTCGATACCCTCGGCATCCTCATCACTGATGCAGTCAAGATTGCCTAATAAGGAATATAAATGAGCTACGAAAATAAGACTGGCATCGGCGTGTTTTCTCAATATGGCGCTCGGACGGTTGGTACGTCCGTTGGCCTTGAAACGTCGAATGACTCGATTCAGAAACTCTCGATTGAGTTTAGCGGTACGTCGCTGCAAGACAGCTTCCTCCCTCCGCTGGTTATTCCGAAGGGTGCACACTTCCTTCGTTATGTCCTGACGGTGCATGAAGCATTCAACATCACTGGTACGACCCCCACGGTTATCTTCGGTGGTACGGCTCCGGCTACGAATGGTGTTGTGCTGACGGAAGCAGAACTTGAAGCAGTTGGTTCGAAGGTTCCAGCTTCGGCTGGTGCAGGTACTTGGAGCACCACGAGTGCAACGGGTACTTCGGCTTCGGAGAAAGTTACCTTTGCTCTTGGTGGCACGACCCCTGTGGTTGTTACCGGGGTGGGCAAGGCAACGCTCACGGCTGAGTACATCTACAAGAATCGCCAAATCGGTTCGGCTAACTAAATTGAACAAGGGGCAGAGGCCAAAAGCTTCTTGCCCCTTTTTCTTTATCTGGAGATAGATTTTGACAATTCAGCACCGCAATATTCCTGATGCAGAACGACATGAACCCAAAGGTGCTTCTAGCGCTGCTGTAGGTTCTATCTACTCGTCAGATGGTGTTGGCAGTGGTGTATGGCAAAAGGTGAAGAGTAGCAATCTCAGTGGCGTTGCTGGTGATGGTGGCAACAATAACTTGAAGCTTGTTACAGATGGCTCTGGTGGCTTTGTCACTCGTACCAATGCCGCCTTTGGCACTATGGCAATCACTGGCAATACGAATGCATTCGCTGTGACGGCAGCAGCAGATGCGACCTTGAACACTAATACGGATTATGTCCTCCTGACGGGCACTGGTGCCCCTTGGGCTAGTGAGAACCTTGTAGGGGTCACCTTCACTACCAATCGCCTCACTGTTCCGGTTACGGGCTTTTACAAGATTGACCTGTGGAGCACTATTGTTGGTTGGCCTTCTACGGCTACCAAAGTATCGGCTAAATACCGGGTTAATGGCACTACGTTCTCTACCCGGCACCCTATGGCTCGGAGCCCTTCCTCCACTAGCGATCCGGGTGAACTCACAGGCTTTGGTCATATTATGCTCAACGCTAATGACTTCATTCAGCTTTACATCGCTTCTACGGTCACTGGTGGGCTTATCCTTAGTGACCTGAACACCACCCTCACCTTGATTCAACAAACGGCATGAAGCGCACTCTATTGGAACTGGTGCAGTCTGTTTTGAATGATCTCGACGCGGATGAAGTCAACTCAATTGACGATACCATCGAGAGTCAACAGGTTGCCACAATTATTAAGGATGTGTACCTCGGACTTATTGACAGTAAGACTTGGCCCCATCTTAAGAAACTCATTCAACTGGATTCCTTGGCGAGCCTCGATAAGCCTAATTATCTGAAGCTGCCTGAGACGATTAAGGAACTCATTCTATTCAAGTATGACAAGCGGCTGAAAGAAGATGATCCTGTCCGTATGGAAGAAGTGAAGTATCTGTATCCGGATCAATTCCTCAACATCACAGCAGCACGTAACAACTCAGATAATACGAAGGTGGTGGAAGACTTCAGTGGTTCTCCCATCATCATCTTCAATAACAAACCTCCGCAATACTGGACCAGCTTTGATGACAATTACATTGTCTGCGACAGCTACACCTTCAGTATTGAAGACACCCTGCAAACCAGCAAGACACAAGTGTTGGCCTATATGGACCCTGTGTGGGTTCACCTAGACAATGCTGTCCCTGATCTTCCTTCGGAAGCCTTCAGCCTGTTGCTGGAAGAATCCAAGAGTACGGCTGCTATTAAGATTAAACAATACACCGATCAGAAGGCAGAACAGAATTCTAGGCGTCATCGTAAGTTTATGAGCCGTAGGGATTGGCAAGCGCATGGTGGTGTTAGGTACGATAATTACGGAAGGAAGAGTCGAAAATGATCGAACAGGAATACAAGGGATACTTGATTAAATCGTCCCCCTCCAACCCTAAAAGCTGGCTTATCCAGAACATGAAACGGGGTGGCTCACTCCCTATCGTATTCGATGGGTTGTTCACGGATAGGCATACTGCAATGTCTGCCATTGATACCTATATGGAACGAAAGGAGAAAGTGTATGGCAAAGCCGGGACAAAGGAGTGATGTAAATAACTTCATCGGAGGTTTGGTAACGGAAGCCAGCGTTCTGAACTTCCCGGCTAACGCCTCCGCTGATGAACAGAATTTCGAGCTAGATAGAACTGGATTGCGTACCCGTCGTCTGGGTATGAACTTCGAACCTGACTTTGAGAATATTGTAGCTGGTCCTACATCGGTAGGCATTGTCAGTGCCGGGTTTAATACCTTCCGATGGGAATCAGTTGGTGGTGATCCTAATACCAATTACGCTGTGATTCAAGTGGATCAGCGATTGAACTTCTTTGATTTGAGTAAGAACGCTATCACCGAAGGAGGGACAAATGGGGTGATGGACCTAACTGTGTTCCCTGTCGGTGTACGGTATTCCTTCGCTTCGGTGGAAGGATATCTGGTAGTGGTAGCAGGAGCCGAGCAGTTTGCTATTATCTCTCGTAACTTCGTCGCCAACACCTTTGCA